ACCCTGACCCCACGCGAAAAGCTGATGGCCGGCGGTTCTGGTGCGCGGGATCCCTATCGGGCGCTGGAGGGTCAAGTCGTTCAGCTGGACGGGGCGCCGCTGCGCGTTCGCTCTGTCTCGCGTGGCGCGACCGATGAGCGATTCGTCGTTTTGGCGCTGGAGATCAGCGTCGCTTTGCCTCAAACCGACGCCGCTGTAGAAGCGAAGGGTGCCGACGCCGATTGATCCTCATCGCCTGCCAGGGCTCAAGGCTGCTCTGGCCCGGTTCGGCGAGGACGAGAAGGCATCACAGCAGCAGCTGGCAGATCTGTACGGGGTGACGAGCAGCCGGTTCGTCACCCTGTCGAAGAAGCGCTTCCCTGATTTCCCGGCGGCCGAGCGCCACGAGGATCGCACGCACTGGTTCCCCGCTCGTGCGGCCGTGGCGTCGATGGTCCAATACATGGAGGATCAGGCACGCGGGAAGACGCGCCGCGCGCGCCGCGCCGCCGAGGTGGTGTCCCAGGTGCAGGAAGAGCGCGCAGAGGCCGCCGCCGCGCCGCCGCAGATCGAGCCGCTGTCGCCGGCCGAACTGGACCGGCTGGCCAGCGCGCAGACGCGGATATGGAAGCTGCGCAAGGAACAGGGGCTCTACGTCCTCGCGGTCGACGTGCAGCGCATCGCGCGCGGTCTCAACACCATGCTGACCCGAGAAGTGATGGGCATGGTCAGCGAGATCGACCCGAACGGGGAAATGTCACCGCGACAGCGAGAGGTGGTGAAGTCGAAGTGCCGCGACATCGTGCTTAAGATGCACGACATCGTCGGCCGCTTCCTGGAGGGCGATGATGCTGGACGAACGGGCGGAATTGTTGTCGCTGGAGGCGGATCTTCGGGAGGTCTCCAGCGGCGCCGCTCTGGCGGACGCGGCGCAGATATGGCGGCAGCAGGGTGACGCCCTCAAGCCAGCCGACGACGTCTCGACGCAATGGGTCGCGGTCGAGAAGCGGTATATCCAGGCCGACGGCGGCGCGAAGGTCCGGTATCGCCACGACCTGACGCCGCACCTTGAGGGCGTCCACGACGCCTGCGACGACCCGACGAAACGGATCGTGGCCATCCAGGGACCGGCCCGCTCGGGCAAGACGATCGCGTGGGAGAACTTCCTGCTCAAGGTCGGCATGTACGGCCCGAGCCGGAACATGGGCTGGTACATGCACTCCGAGCCGGACGTGAAGCGCTACGTGCGTGAGCGCGTCGACTGGTTCCTGCGCGAGCATGGCGACCTTTGGCAGAAGCGCGACAAGGCCAAGGTGCCCGCCTGGAACCTGCGCACGGTCGACGGCAATCTCTGGGAATGGTTGGCGGCCAACGACAGCACCACGCGCGCCCGGTCGTTCAGCCTCGCGATCGCCGACGAGATCGACGCCATGCGTCCGCATATCCGCGACGCCATCATCACGCTGCTCCGCAACCGCCAGCGCGAATATGGCTCGCTCGCCAAGATTCTGGTGTCGTCCCACCCTGACGCCGGCCCGCTGTTCGGCATCGCGAGCATCATCAAGGACTCCGATCGTCGCCTGCGCATGGCGCCGTGCCCGTCCTGCAACGCGTGGGTTGGCGCGGCCGTGGAGGTCGAGGCCGCGCACCCCGGTCGGCGGCTGACGTGGAACGTGCCCCTGCTGATGAAGCGCCACTCCGGGCTCGATCGTGACGACCTGCTCAACATGCTGGTCGACGAGGTGCGCCTGATCTGTCCAGCGTGCGAGCATCCCGTCACAAATGAGCAGCGCTTGGCCATGCGCTTCGATGCGGAATGGGTCGGGCGCGGGCAGGAGATCGACCAGCGCGAGCGGATCATCGGCGACCTGATTCCGCACGAGACCGCCGGCTTCATCTTCCACGCGGTCGATGCGCCGTTCGACAGCCTCGCGCAGCTGGCGCGGCCGTGGGCGGCGGCGTTCCTCAAGTTCAAGGAGACCGGCAAGGACGCCGATCTGAAAGAGCAGACGGTCAAATCGCTCGGCGAGATCTACCAGAAGGAGGCGCCGGGGTCGAAGCCGGCACAGTGGAAGCAGGTCAGGGCCAAGCTGGTCGACACCGGCTATGTCATGGGCACCGTTCCGCGTGGCGTCGATTTCCTGACGTGCTTCGTCGACGTGCAGGGCGATAGGTTCGAGCCCGGCGTGATCGGATGGTCGCGCTTGGGCGAAAGTTGGCTGGTCGATCGCTTTTCACAGCGGCAGATGGAGGGGTTCCACGACATTCGCCCGGGCGAGCGCCTGTCCGACTGGCAGATCCTGGAGTTCCTGCTGCGCCAGTCGTACCCGCTGAATGACGGGTCTGGTCTCCATCTGCCGATCGCGAAGCTGGGCGTCGACACGGGCGGCGTGCCGGGCGTCACCGAGAACGCGCGCCGGTGGTTCGCGAACCTGACCGGGGTCGGCGGCCTCGACGGGCAGCTGGTGCCGTCGTGGCGCCTGTCGCTGCAGAAGGGCGACGCGCACATCAAGGGCGAGTTTCTGGGGCCGGTCCGCGAGATCAAGAAGGACAAGGCGGATCGCGAATATCCGACGCCCGTGTACGAGCGCACCGTCAACGTCACCGAGATCAAGAAGCTGATTGCCTATCGCCGCGACGAAGTCGAAACGCCTGGTCCGCTCTTCATGCATCTGCCCGGCGACGTGACAGACGCCCAGGTGCGCGAACTGTGTGCGGAGACGCTGGTGGGCGATCAGTGGTTCGCGAGCGGTCGCAACGAGCTCTGGGATATCTGGGTCGGATGCGAGGTGCTGAACCAGCAGCTGAACCCGGAAGACAGCAAGATCAACTGGTCGAAGCCGCCTCCGTGGGCGCGCCCGTTCAAACCGTCGCCGGACGGCTCGGGCGGTGGTATGGCACCCGTCGTGGGGCAGGCCGACCTGATGGAGAGGCTGCGCCAGTTCAACCGACGAAGGCGGTAAGGCATGCTCTACAACGATCTGACGGATGAAGAACTGGCGGCCAAGAAGAAGGAACTGGTCGGCAAGTATGAGACGGCGATCGGCGGCGGCGTCGCCACCGTGATCGCGGGCGAGGGGCGGCGGGTCGAATATACGCGCGCCAACGCCAGCGGGCTCGAATCGCTCATCAAGGCGCTCGACCGCGAGCAGCAGAAGCGCGCCGGCGTCCAGGTCTCGGGCGCGATCCGCGTCACCTTCCCCTACAGCGGAGACTATAATGGCTGGTGATCGACAGGCGCTCCTGGCGGGCGCATCGCGTGGCGCGGTGGCGGGCGGCGCATGGGACCCGACCGGTACGCTGCCCGGCCTGCCCGGCGGCTCCGCCTTCTATCGCGATGCCGCGCATAGCGGCGGCCGGCGGGCGGGCCCGTTCAACGTCACGTTCCGGCTGACCAGCCCGAAGACGGAGATCATCCGCGAGCGGCGCAAGGCGGTGGTCAACGCGCGCGAGGTCGACCGCAACAACGCGATGATCTCGGCGGGCATCACGAAGCGCGCCGTCGACATGGTGGGCGCCAACCTCGCGCTCCAGTCGCTGCCGAACCACGAAGCGCTCGGTCAGACCGAGGAATGGGCGGCGAACTTCGCCAACCGGTGGGAGAACCTGTTCAGCACATGGGGGCAGGATCCGCGCAAGCTGAACGACGCCGAGCGCCACAGCCAGTTCGGTGCGCAGATGCTGGAGGTTTGCCGCAACACCTATGGCGCCGACGGCGAGGCGTGCATCATCATCCGCTACGACGAGGCCCGTCGCCGGCGGCTGCGCGGCAAGTTCGCCACCTTCGTCGAGGTAGTGGATCCCGACCGAGTCTCGAACCGGGACGGACGACCGGATAGCGAGACGCTGTGCCAGGGCCGCGTCCTCGATGAGTACGGCGCGTACACCGCGCTGCATGTCGCGAAATACCACCCCAGCGACGTGCAGAAGGGTGTGCAGTCGTGGGCGACGGTGCCGCGCGAGACGAAGCGCGGTCGACCGGTCGGTGTTCACTGGTTCCCGCGATACCGCGCCGGCGCCCAGCGCGCGATGCCCGCCATCATCGGCGCGCTGCGCGAGGTGCGCATGCTCGACACCTTCGATCAGAAGACGCTGGAGGCCGCGATCAAGCAAGCCTTCATGTCCGTCGTCATCCGCACCGACAGCACGACGGCCGAGGCGCTGGCGAAGATCCAGGGCTCGCCGACCGGCGGCGACGCGGCGGCCGTGTTCGCGCAGCAGCAGGACGCCCGGTTCGCGCTGTACGAGGACTTCAACGCGGAGGGGCAGGCCATCCCCATGATGGCCACCGGCGACTATATCGACATCGCGGAGGCGAAGGCCGCCGGCGTGGACACCGGCTCGTTCCGGTTCGCGTTCGATCGCAAGTTCGCCAGCCTGCTGCGCCTGTCCTATGCGCGCTTCTCGAACGACTACAGCAAGACCAGCTTCGCCAGCATCCGCGCCGAACTGATCGACGCGTGGCGGCTCACGTTCGCGGACCGGTATATGTTCTGCAACTCGGTCCCGAACCTAGTCGCCCTCGCGCATCTGGAGGATTGCTATGTCAACGGGATGCTCGACGACGTCATGCCCGTTGGGCCGAACGCGCCCTACTTCTACGACCACCTGACCGAATACAGCGCGTGCGAGTTTCGCGGTCCGACCATGGGATGGGTCGACCCGGTCAAGGACGCCACCGCGTCGGGCATGCGCGTGGCGATGGGGCAGTCGAGCCCGCAGCAGGAAGCGGCGGCGGCCGGCGGCGATTATTACGACAACATCAACCAGACCGCGCGCGCCCAGGCGTATGCCAAGCGCAAGCTCGGATACGAGATCGACTTCTCGGCGACCGGTGCTGCCATGGCGGAAGAGCCCGAGGAAGATCCCGAAGCCATTGCGCGCCGCGAGGAAGAGCAGCGCGAGAACGAACCCGAGCCGGACGCGCAGCCCGCGCCAGCGCAACAGGAGCCGTGATGACCGAACACCGATCGCTGGCGCGCGTCACCGCGCAGATTCTCAACCGCCCGCTCCTAGTGACGCCGCGCCACGCGACGCTGATCCTGTCGGCGCTCCGGTCTGAACTGAACCTCGCGCTCATCCATCAGGTCGACGGCAACCGGCCGCTCGATCGGTCGACGATGGACATGATCGCGATGGACGGGCGCGTGGCGGCGGATGATCGCCGCGCTGCCCGCGCATCGGCGCGCAAGGTCGAGCGCAAGATCTTCGCCGAGCAGAACGGGATCGCCATCATCCCGATCGAAGGCACGCTGATGAAGAATTGGGGGCTGGAGCCCTACAGCGGCAGCACGGGGTACGACGGCATCAAGGCCAAGCTGATGGCCGCGATGGAAGACGACGACATCGTCGCGATCTACCTCGTGATCGACAGCCCGGGCGGCGTTGTCGCGGGCTGCATGGATCTGGCGGACCTGATATTCGCCTGCAGCAAGCGGAGCGGCGGCAAGCCGATCTGGGCCATCGCCGACGAGCAATGCTGCAGCGCCGCCTTCGCGCTCGGCAGTCAGGCCGACCGGCTCTTCGTGCCCCGCACCGGCGAGGTCGGATCGGTGGGTGTCGTCTGGATCTACACGAACGTCGAGGACGCGCTGGCCGAGGCGGGCATCAAGGTCCGCGTTTTCCGGGCGGGCGCGCACAAGGCGGAGGGCAACGCCTATGAGACGATGGGCACGGACACCGCGAAGCGCATCCAGGACGAGCTCGACGAAATGCGCGAGATCTTCGTGGAGACCGTTGCGCGCGGCCGGGGCATGTCTAAAAAAGCGGTTCGCGATACCGAAGCATTGACCTATATGGGCGGACACGCACGGGATGTTAGGTTCGCGACAGAGGTCATGTCTGACGATCAGGCATGGGCTCAAATGGTCCAGCGGTTTGGCCGCTAGAGGGAGCGACTATGTCTCGTAACACTTTCGCCAGCGTTCGATCGCTAATTTCCGGTCGGGGCCTGCCCGAGGCTCGCGAAGACGATGAGGAATCCGGTCAGGGCGGCGGCAGCGCCGGTCCGGTGGCCGGTCCCACCGAAGCGCAGCTGAACGCCCTGGTCGCGGACGAGCGCGCCGCCGCTTCGAAGGACGCCACCGCCGCCGCGAACGCGCGCTGGAACGCCGCCATGACGTCCGATGCCGGCCGCGCGCGCCCGAAGGCCGCCGCCCATCTGCTGAACACCACATCGATGTCGGCCGACGAGGTCCAGGCGACGATCGCCGCTTTCGACGACGACAAGCCGCAGGGCTCCGACGCTGCCGCCGCCAGTCAGACCGCTGCCCAGAACCAGCGCGAGCAAGATCGCGCCGCGCTCGCCGGCGATGCCGACACGCGGGTGGACACGGGCGGTGCGGCGTCCGCGCCGAGCGCGCGCAAGGGCGAGGGCGAGCGGGCCGGTGCGTCCGGGCTGCGCGAGCAGCGCAACGCCCGCGCCAAGCGCCGCAACCCCCAGGGCGGCAAGCGGGTCAACCAGGAGTAACCGCGCAGCGGTCGCACAGAGGGAGTAGAAGACGTGCCCACCAAGACGTACATCCGCGAGCAGAACGGCGAAGCCATCATCAACGAGGGCTTCAAGGAAATGTCGCGCGACCAGGTGATGCTGCAGCCCAGCACCACCCCCTATCGAGCCAACACGATCCTGGCGCGCATCACTGGCGGCCCCAATGCCGGCCAGTGGGGCAAGTTCGATCCCGCCGGTGCGAACGGCCTGAACGTCGCGGAGGGCTATCTGTATGCCAGCCGTCCGGCGTCGACCGAGGCGCAGCGCGCCACCGCGATCACCCGCGACGCCGAACTGAACGGGAAGAAGCTGACGTGGGACACCGCGACGGTTATCTCGGCTCCGCAGATCGCCGCCGCGAACGCGCAGCTGCTCGCGGTCAAGACGACCACCAACACGGGCGGCATCCGCGTCCGCTACTAACCTTCGTCAACAACGACAGGTGCCGGTGTCTGGACGGCCGCAGTCGATCAGGGAACCACGAAAATGATCGCCTTCGACGTCTTCTCCGATAACGCCTTCAAGGGCGCCGAGCTCAAGGAGGTAGTCGACCAGATCGTCTATATCCCGCAGACGCTCAACGCCCTCAACCTGTTCGAGGTCGAACCCCTCGCGACCACCAACGTCATGCTCTACAAGGGCACCGAGACGCTGGAGTTCATCCCGACGACCGAGCGCGGTTCGCCCCGCTCGCTGCCTGGGAAGGACAGCAAGTACCTGACCACGCTGCACACGTACAACCTCCGCCAGGAGGATCGCATCAACTCGCACGAGATCCAGAACCTCGTGAACGAGAACGTGCCTTTCGACACGGCGCTGGCGAACGCCGACGCCGAGATCGACAAGCGGTTCCGCAAGCTGGTCCGCAAGCTGGAATACACCCGCGAGTTCCACCGCTTCGCCGCGCTGAACGGCATCGTGCTGGACGCGGACGGGTCCGTGCTGCGCAACTTCTACACCGAGTTCGGGATCGTCCAGCCGGCGGCGATCACCTTCAACCTGTCGGCCCTGTCGGGTGGCCAGCTGCGCACGCGCGTGACGCAGATGGTCTATCGCCCGATGATGCGCCAGCTGAACGCCAGCTACACGCCGACCACCCGCATCGGCGCGCTCTGCTCGGACGGCTTCTACGACAAGCTCCTGCAGAACCCCGAGTTCTACAAGACGTTCGAGACGCAGCAGCTGGGCGCCGAACTGCGCGAGCAGAAGGCGTGGCAGTCGGTTACGTTCGCCGGGGTCGAGTGGGTCAACTTCCGGGGCACCGACGACAACACGACGATCGCGGTCGAGGACGGTTATTGCCGCTTCTTCCCGATCGGCGCGACCGACGTGTTCAAGGAGTATCGCGCGCCCGGCGAGGACTGGCGCGAGGTCAACAAGCTGGGCGAGGAGTTCTACCCCTACATCGTGCCCGATCCGCGCGCGCCGGACTTCATGGCGTTCGTGGATATGTACCTCGATGCGCATCCGCTCTTCGCCTGCATCCGCCCCGACGTGCTGATGCGCGGTGTGGCCACCTAACGGCCGGCGAACCGGGAACAGCGGCGCACGGGCAGCGCGACAGAGGCAACGGGAAGGACAGAGAATGGAAATCGTGCGGAACGTGCGGATGCGGGTGTTGAAGGACTTCACCCGCCGTGTGGACGGACAGCTGGTGGTCGGCGATCCCGAGCATCCCGACGAAGAGGGCCGCATCCTGATGTTGTCGGAAGCGGGTGCTGTCGATCTGGAGAACGCCAAGCTGGCCGAGCGCTACAGCCACGAGGACGAGGCGCTGGAACAGCTGGCCGCCGACAGCACCGAGGGCGCGGACGGCGGGCCCGGTCAGGGCGAGGATGGCGCCACGGCCAACACCAACCTGCAGACGCGCGACGGTCTGTCGCCGCAGAACCGCGAGACGTCGACCCAGGCGCGCACCCGGCGCGCCGACAACACCCGCAAGGCCGGCGGCAACCCCCGTCGCAAGCCGCGCGGCAACAAGACGCCGGCGGCGGGCGAAGCCGGTGGCGCGCCGACGGGCGGCAACGAGACGACGGCCACGACCAACCACCCGACGTCGTCTCTGGGCGGGGATGCGGCCACGTCGACGACCAACAAGGGCGCGGACGGTGTCCCCGACCCCGACGCCGCGCCGACCGAGTGAGCCCTTTCGAGGCTCTTCGGATGGACATGAACGCCCAGGTGGAAAAACACCTGGGCGATTCCATTTCCATTGAACTGTCCGCCGGCGCGTTCACCCCGATCCAGGGTTTCGTGTCGCGGAGCAATGACGGCCTCGATGTCGACGGTATCAGCCCCATTCGCGCGCGCTGGCACGTCAAGATTCTCCAGACGGCCGAGAACGTCGCGCTGCTGCCCGCCGGGCCCGCGTCGATCCGCCGCCTGACCAGTTCCATTCTCGACACGGTCTACAAGCCCGCCGCCGGCACGATCGCCGATGACGGCACGGCCTGGTCCTTCGATCTGCAGAAGGCGCGCGACTGATGACGATGCCCTTCATCCAGCTGCTGCTCGCGCTGCACGACGAGGTCGAGGCGGCGGTGGCCGAAATGGTGGTCGACGGGAAGTCCGTCACCGTTCGTCATCACCGCTTTCGCGAGGCGCGCGCCGAGGAATATCCGTGCGTGAGCCTGCGCGTGGCTACGCGGGCCGATGTGTCCGGTCTCGGCGAGCAGACCACGGGTGGCGGCCACCCGGAAGAGGTCCGCGAACTGCTGGTCGATCTCGTGATCGAAATGGATCTGGAGCCGGAAGAGGACGACCCCGCGTCGATCGCCGCCGATCCGACCGGCTTCGCTGGCCCGAGCCAGATTCTTGAGCGCATCCTGGACCAGCTGCTGCCGGACCTGATCGCCAACGGCAATGTTCCGAACACGCTGGGCGGTCTCGTCTGGCGGATCCAGTACGACGGTGACGCGGTGGGCGACGATGAGTCGACTCCCGATGCCGGCCGGCTGGAAGAGCGACTGACCCTGCTGTATCGTGTCAGGGCAGACCACCCCACCGAACTGCTACCGGAGGCATAGCATGGCCGACCCCACTGGATTTCCGCCCGTTCCGCTGCTGGCGAACAGCTACGACCTGCAGTCGCTTGAGAAGGCCACGCTGGCGGCCGAGGCGATCAGCGACGACACCAAGCGCGCCGAGGCGTTCGGCAAGCTGGCCACCGACCACGCGCTCAACCAGGACGTGCTGAACGGGCTCAATTCGCCGGCGGTGCCCGAGGGCACGAAGCTGGAGACCGTCGAGGACGCGCTTGGTCGCGAAGTCGAGGTCCCGGTGGCGATCGTCGATGAGGAATCGGCGGCGCAGGACACGGGCAGCACTGGTCGACGTCGCAAGCCGCCGACCGACACCACCACGGGCACCGACTCCTAAGTCGACTGTCCTAGAAAGAGGGAAAGGCCGTCATGGCGGGTTTCAAGGAAGCCAATACCGCGTTCGCGCTGACGTTGCAGCCGACGCCGGGTCAATACAACGAGCCCACCACGGCGGACCTGCTGGGCATCTATTCGCCGGACAACGGGTCGGAAGCGATCACGGGCGAGGACGCGACGCTGACCGGCTCCGTCTGGAACGCGCCGCGCATCTTCCTGGGCCGGCGCGGTCGAGCGGGCGCGACTGCCGCGCTGCGCGGTCCGGGCGGCTCGGCTCCTCCGGGCGCTGGCGCGTTCGTGCTGGGGCGCATCCTGCAGATGGCGGGCTTCACCGAGGTCATCAACTCGGCCGCGATCACCGGCACGGCGGCGGGCGGCAGCACCACCAGCATCCAGCTGGCGGCGGCGGCGCCGGCGACCGACGACTTCTACATGGGCTATCCCATCCAGCACCCGAATATCGGGTCCGGGCGCGCGCGCAGCACGGCGGCGATCCGCGACTATATCGGCGCCAGCAAGACGGCGGTGCTGGCCGAGACGCTGGGCACGGCGGTGGCCGGCGGCACGTACACGATCCCGATCTTCCTGGGCTATATCCTGTCGATCGGCGCCAGCATCCCGCTGGGCTCGGCGAAGGTGTGGCGCCACCGCAAGGCCTACCGGTATCGCGACTGCGCGCTGAACAGCTTCGCGATCAACATCCCGACGGGCAACGAGCAGAACACCGAGCTGCCGTCGATCGAGTTCGCCATGACGGGCGTGCCGGTCCAGTCCGTGGACGAGATCGCGCCGCCGCTGCCGAGCAGCCTGCTGACGCCGCCGCCTGCCGCGCGGGCCGGCAAGTTCGCGTTCGCCGGGCTCAAGATCGGTTCGCAGTCCATGCGGCTGGAGTTCGGCATCGAAACGGGCGCGCCGCCGAACGTCAACTTCGACGCCGGTCAGGAGGGCTACGAGTTCATGTCCGGCACGCGGACCGTGAACGTCGACCTGAACGAGCAGCTGGTCGCGCAGCTGGACGTCGACTCCCTGACCGATCAGCAGACGCTGGTGCCGATCACCGAGTGCTGGGGCGCGAACCCTGGGCAAACGATGATCGCGTCCGTCCACAATGCGCTGCTCGATGCCTTCTCGCCGACCGGGCGTAACGGCTTCGTCGGGATCCAGGGCGGCGCGGTGCCGGCGGACGTCGACCGCGCGATGGCGCTGTCCTTCATCTACTGATATTGCCGCCGGGCCGGTTCGGGCTCGGCGCTTCACCAACGGGAGGGGCCGGTTCCGAAAGGAGCCGGCCCTTCATCGTTGGAGATTGCCGCATGCCGATCCCTCTGTCTGCCAGGGCGCCGGTCAAGATCACGCCCCCATCCCTCGCCCGCCGGAACGTGGAAGAGAACGTCGAGCGCACCAAGCGCGGCGAGACGCCCCAGGATCCGATCAAGATCACGGTCCGGGTGCCGACCATGTACGAGCGCGACAGCTTCTCGGCCGCCCTCGTTCGCGGGGGCGTCATCCACTATTCGCAGAACCAGGTGCGCGACTTGATGCGCGCCGGCGTGTCGCACCTCTACGACGACGACAAGTTCGACGAGACGGTCGTCGATCTGGAGGCGCTGTGGCAGGCGGGCGACGCGGCGCGCAAGTGCGGGATGGAGCGCGAGCAGCTGTCGATCGAACTGCTCGAACGGCAGATGGAACTGCCGCCCGCGCAGCGCATGTCCGAGGAAGAGGTCGCGGCGCGGCTGGAGGCGGTCCAGCCGGAGTTCAAGCTGGAGGAGTCGAAGCGCGCGCGCCTGACCGCCATCCAGCAGGACATCGTCGCGCGCTATGAGCCGCTGCAGAAGGCGTTCGCGGATCTGGCCGAGCAGGAAATCCGCCGGCGCTGGCTGTGCGTCGAGATCTACGTGCAGGGCTGGAGCGGCCTGCCGCACGAGCCGGATGGCAACGGGCTGGGCGGCATCACGCGCCGGGAGGCGGAGTGGCTGCGCGAGCAGATCGGCGGCGTCGCGTTCGACGAGCTGGGCGACTTCATCTTCAACCTCCACTCGATCGACGGGGACGAGGAAAAAAACTTGGCCTCGCTCATCGAGAGCTTTTCCGCCCTGACTGGTTCGGAAACGCAGGCCAACTCGATGAGCGACCAGGACACCGGCATTGGGAGTTCGACGGGCGAACCTTCTACCGAAACCCCCGAGAGCGGATCACCGAAAACGACCGCATCATCGTCCGGCTCTACGAAGCCGCGAAGGAAGAAGACGGTTCGGTCAAAAGCTACCCCGACGGACGGCCGCTGATCGACCAGCCGTTGAAGCTGCTGGACGCGTTTCGCGCGCTGCGGCGGTACTATAGGGAGAACCAGTGATGGCGCGGCGGTGGCGGCGTGAAGGTCCGAAGCTGACGAAGCTGGTGACGAAAGATCTGCGGCGGGTCAGTCACGTCGCCACCGACCGCGCCACCACCTTCGCGAAGGAAGAGACCCGGCGGCGGATCCGGGCGGCGGGGCTCGGCCGGCTGGCGAACGCGGTCGGATCCCGGTCGTCGCTACAGAAGCGTTTCCGCAACACCGACGAAGCCGTTGGCGCCGTCTTCTCGCGAGGAAAGGCTGGCACGCGCAGCAACGAGGCTCTGCTGGCGTACAGCGGCGGCGCCACGATCGTGCCGACGGGCGGAAAGAAGTGGCTGGCGTTCGCCACCGATGCTCTGCCGAAGCGCGCGGGTAAGGGCCGCTACCAGAGCAAGATCACGCCGGCGCTGTATCGGTCGAGTGGCTTGGAGCAGCGCCTTGGCAAGCTGCAGTTCGTGCGGGGCCGCAACAGTCAGGTGGCCTATCTGGTGGCGCGCAAGGTGGTGGTCTCGAACAAGAGCGGGCGCATCCTGCGCGGGCAGGGCGGGCGGGCGTCTCGCGCCAGCCGGAACGCGGACAGCGTCGTGGCCTTCATCCTGATCCGGTTCACCCGGCGCGCGCAGCGCTTCGACCAGGATCAGATCATGCGGCTCGCGGCGTCGAAGATCCCCGGCTTCGCGGCCGAGTTCCAGGCGACGCGAGGCGTTGCATAAGCGATCGCGGTGACGGGCATAGGCAAGTCGCCCCGCCGGTTCTATCAGGACGGTCTCAACAGGGAGACCATCATGCGAAAGACCACGCTCCTGCTGCTCGCCGCCTGTGCGATGGCCGTGCCGCTCGCCGCCTGCGGCAACGACGGACCGCCGCCCGCGAGCAACGGCACCTTCGATCCGTCCGTCTGCCCGCCGGCGATGCCGGATTGGAAGTGCGAGCAGATCGGCAAGCCACGGCCGACGCCGAGCGAATAGTCGACCGGCCCGATGATCGTGCGGCCCGTCTCCCCGGAGGCGGGCCGTTCGTGTATCTGGCTCCCATGACGCATCGCCTCTGCCCTTGCTGCGGCTACAACCTGGAGGCTGAACGCGCGGTGGTCTCGGGCCGCGTGGCATGGGACGGCTTCGTGGCGGTGGACGGACAGCCGCTGGCGGGCGGCAGCGTGAACCTCCTGATCGCATCCCTGTTGCACGCATGGCCCCGAAGCGTGCGTCGCGAGGCGCTACTGTTGCGCGCGGCCAACGAGGACGCGACCGAGAGCGTGCTGCGCCAGATCGTGCATCACGCCCGCCGCCGACTGGCCGACCTGGGCGTGCCGCCGTCGATTGAGACCACGCCCGACGGCTACCGGTGGGGGCATCCCGTGCGCGAGATCCGCGCGCCCGAGCAGCCCGATCGTGACGCGGAGATCCGGCGCATGCGTCAGAACATGCCGGTGCGCGCGATCGCTCGGCAACTGAACATCAGCCCGTCCACCATCTTCGCGGTGCTGGCGCGACCGGCCGACCAGCCGATCGTGACTATGGAGCAGCAGCGCGACCAGGCGATCGGCAAGCTGTACGCCACGACCAGCGGTCGCGAGATCGCCGAGCGATTCGGGTTGAGCGCCAGAGAAGTCAGAAGGATCGTGCGGAACCAGGGCGTGCGGAAGCGCGCGTTTGTCCCGCGATGCGCACCGGGCGCGAACCCGGCAGGAGACGCATGATGGGTCAGAAGGTTTTGAAGGAGGGCGTTGGTCCGGTGGCGGGCACCCCGCCGAAGCAGGCCACGACGTCGGCGACCACGCGGGACATGCCGGCGGTCAGCACCGCGAAGGAAGCCGCCGCCGCCGCGCCACCGCCCCTGCCGACGCCGACGGCCGAATCGCAACCGGGCACGGTCGAAGAGAAGCCGCGCGAGCCCGTCATCGTGGCGGTCGGCGCGCTTGGGTCGTTGAAGCTGGATCCTGGGATACTGCTGCGCACGCGCATAGCCATCGCTCGCCTGACCTATCGCGACGAGGACTCGGTTGCGCAATTCCGGGACAAGTTCCGCGTCGTCCACCATTCCGTGCTGAACGGCAACACACCCTATGGTGACGAGGTGAAGGCGGACTGATAGGGCGGACGCGTGACGCGGGTACGCGACCCGTGGAACTGACGACGACCGCCGAGCTTCCAATCCGGGGGAACGCAAAACGGTCGGCGGCACGGGGGAGCATCGGCGGGCCGCGCGTCGCTCGCCACCAGATGCTCCCCTAGACCGCCCCGAACGCCGCTGTCATAGCCACCGCGAAGCCGGGCGGCAGCGGTTCTGTAGGAAGCCGTGCGGAGGAAATGCCGCTGGTCGCGGTACGGGGATCGAGCCCCGTGGACCTGGGTCTTGGCGCGCAAGGCTCGCCCCCGGCTTCACCATCGCGTAGAGCGATCGGACACGGGCGCGATAGCACAAGGGCATCCCCTCGATGCGCGCCAACCGGTACGTCTCCTACCTCGCCACGGAAATCGAACCGGGCGCGCTCGCCAAGCTGTCCTCGTTCGAGCAGGCGCAGGAGCGCGCGTTCGATCGCATCGCCGCCTTCAACGACCGTGGCGCGGCTCGCCTGGGCACCGCGATCGGCGCCAGCTTCGACTCGCGCAGCCGCACCGCGATCGCGAACACGGCGAGCGCGCTACGCACCGTGACGACTGACGGCGCCCGGGCGAGGGAGTCCCTGTCCGCCACCGCGCGCGAAGCGAACCTCATGTCGACGGCCTTCTTCCGGTCGGCGCAGGCGCTGAACGTCGTCCAGGGCCCGCTCGGCCCGCTCGCCGGCCGCCTGTCGTCGCTCGGCTATATCTTTCGCGATCTGGCGGGCATCAGTCTGGCCGGCGTGCTGGGCGGCGGCGGCGCGTTTGCCATCGGGTCGATCGCCTCCAGCTACCAGCGAATGACGGACCGGCTGCGCCCGTTCTACGAGACCCAGGTTCAGACGAACGGCGCGATCCGCGACGTGATCCAGATCGCCAAGGATGCACGGCAGGCGCTGGACCCGGTGGCGCAGCTGTATAGCCGCCTCGATGTCGCGGGCCGCGCCAACAACATCGCGACCAGCACCGCCCGCCTGACCGAGACGGTAGCGAAGGCCGCGCGCCTGTCCGGCGGCGATGCGCAGACGCAGGAAGCCGGCCTGACGCAGTTCGCCCAGGGCTATGGCTCGGGCACGCTCGGCGGCGACGAACTGCGGTCGATCCGCGAGAACACGTTTCGACTGGCCAAGGCGCTGGCTGATGGGCTTGGCGTGCCGATCGCGAAGCTCAAGGAGCTGGGCGCCGCCGGCAAGCTGACGCCCCAGGTGATCGCCGATGCGCTGGAGCGTGCCGCTGCGCAGATCGACGCGGAGTTCGCCCGCCTGCCGTTGCGAATCGGGCAGGCGTTGACCCAGGCCGAGGCGAACCTGTCGATCTTCCTAGGCCGCCTCGATGAGACGACCGGCGCCACCGCCGGCTTCGCGAAAGCGATCGCGCTGGCAGGCAACAACATCCCGGTCGTCGCCGCCGCCGTGGCCGGGCTGGGCGTGGCGTTCGCCGCGCGCTCGCTGTCGGGCCCGGTCAACAGCGCCACCACGGCGCTGGAGCGGTTCATCGGCGCGCAGAAGCTGCTCGGCGACGTGCGCGCCGGCCGAGTGATCGCCACGCCGCTGACGCCCGAGGGCATAGCGCGCGCCAAGGCGGGAAGCCGGCTGGAGACGGCTGGTCAGGACGTGGGCGCGGCGGCGCGCGCGGTGGCGGCGGAGCGGGAGACGGTCCGCGCGGTAGAGGCTCGGCTGACGGCGGCGCGTGAGGCCGCCGCGATCGCTCTCGGCGAGCAGCGCACCGTGCAGCAGTCGGCGCGGGAATCGGTGGTGCTGGCGCAGGCTCGCGTATCGGCGGCCGAGCAGGAACTCGTCGTGGCCAACCAGGTGGCGGCGGCGCGGCGCACGTCGGACAGCGCGGCGGCGCTCGCCGCTCGGGATCGTGCGCGTGCAGACGCGGCCAGCGCGCGGGGCGGCGTGGTGCGAGCGCGCAACCAGGTGGACGGGCTCTACGAGGCGGCCAGCAATCCGAGCAGCAACGTCGGATCACGCGCCGATCAGCGGCGCGCGGCAGCGACGGCCGTGCGGCAGCTCGCGGTGGCAAATACGGCGCTCACCGACGCGCTGGCAGGCGCCGAGGCCGCCGAGCGCCGACTTGAGGCGGCAGAGTCGACTCTCACCGCGACCCGCGCGGCGGCGCGCACCGCCACCACTCAGCAGACGGCGGCGACGACGGCTCTGTCCGTCGCCCAGGCCGAACTTGCGACCGCGACCCAGGCGGCGACTGCCGCGACGTCGCTGGGCACGACGGCCGCCAACGCGAGCGCCGCTCGGGGCTTCGCGATCCTGGCGCTGACGGAACAGCGTGTGGCGGCCGAGGCGGCGCTGGCGGCGGCGACGACCGTATCGGCGGGGGCGGTGACGCGCGCCACCGCCGCGACCGTGGCGTACAATGCGGCGGCGGGCGCGTTCTACAAGGCGTCCGCGCTCGGCCAGCGCGCGCTCGGGCTCCTGACGTCCGCCGGCGGCGCGCTGTCGGCCATGCTCGGCGGGCCGGTCGGCATCGCCCTCACGGCGGCCACGGTCGGTCTGACCCTGCTCGCGACGCGAACCGACGAGGCCAAGAGCGCGTCCGAACGGTTCGCCAGCGCGCAGGACCAGCTGGCGGCGAAGCTGGGCACCAGCACCGAAGAGTTCGAGAAGGCGTCGCGCGCCGCCGCCGGCTACCGTCTCGAATTGGCAAAAAACGGTCTGGCCGAGGCGAAGAAGAAGCAGCGGGACGCGCTGGGCAGCTTGGGCGGATCGCTGACCGACGCGGCGAACAACATCGACCTGTCCACGGCGCAGGGACGCTCGGACTTTGCCCTGACCCGCCGCCTCGCCGCCGCCGCCGCGTCCGGCGACAACAGCAGCGGTATCCTGCGGCTGTCCACCCTGCAGCAGCTGCAGACGCGCAACCCTCGCGCGTTCGAGAGCCAGGCGCTCGGCCGCCTGCTCGGTTCGGATCCCGCCGACGTCGGGATCAAGGCCGTCGGCGTGAAGCAGACGTCGATCGAAGTTGGCGAGGCGGAACGCGATATCCGTGAAGCGCAGCGCCGGCAGCGCGAGCGTGCCAAGCCCATCAACCTCGACGGCCCCAACCGTCGGAGCCTGGAGGAACTGCGCGCCGACGCTGGCGTCCTGTCGACGGGCGGCACGGCCGCGCTGCGCGCGCGCAACGAGTTCGACGCCACCAAGACCCGCCTCGATGCGGAGATCAAGAAGCGCCGCGAAGATGGCGATTTCTCGTTCGACCAGGAGTATGTGCGTCAGCTGGCGGCGGCGGAGTCGAAGCTGAACGCGGTCGGTGACGCGCAGCGGTCGGCGGCGGCGGGGGCCAAGGCGCACCGCGCGGCGATCACCGAGCAGAACACGTCTCTGCGCGAGGCCGAGCAGAACGCGGCGGCGCTGCAGCGCATCACGGGGCGCTACCAGGACGAGCCGAGCGCGGAGCGGCGCGCCGACACCGACAAGGCGGCGGTCGACAGCCTGTTCACGCGCATCCGTGACGGCAAGGCGGAGGTGCGCGACACCATCCAGCTGCTCAACAGCGAGACGGGCAAGCTGGAGCCCTTCACCCGCGCCGACGGCGAGGCGTTGAAGGCGAACATCGACACCTATCTCCGCAAGCCGATCACGGACACGATCCGCGACCAGGGCCGCGAACTGGAGATCGCGCGCCTGATCCTCGCCGGCCGATCGAACGAGGCGGATCTGCTGCGCCAGCGGTACGACCTGCAACAGCGATCGACGAAGCTGACCGACGCCGATCTGCAGAAGCTGCGCCAGCAGCAGGCCGAGCAGCAGGGGATCAACGATGCGATCGCGCAGCGGAACCGCCTGATCGGGATCTCGGCGCGCGTTGCGGGCGACGTGCAGGACACGATCACCGATATCCTGTCGACGCCGCTCAACTACGACAGCCTGGGCTCCGACCTGACGGGCGTGTTCGATCGCGTGGTAGCGAACTTCCGCCGTTCGATCGCCGAGAAGATCTCCGTCACGCTCTTCGGTGACGCGGAGCAGGAAGCGCGCGACGCCATGACACGCGGGCTGAACACTAGCGCGGACAACCTGTCGTCGTCGGCTGGCGACCTGTCCGGCTCGGCGGCGGCGATGAAGGAGGCGGCGGCTTCGATCGCGGCGGCTGGCGAGAACCTGTCCGGCGGCGTCGGCGGCGCGCTCGGCGGCGGGCGGTCGGAGGATCTGTTCGCGGACGCGCTGGGCGGCACGCTGTCGGCGGTCGGCGACACGCTGACCAACTTGGACGGCACCGTCAGCGAACTGCCGAAGGAGATCGTCGTCGTCGGCAAGCGCGAACAGAAGGAGCAGCGCGCGCGGCCGCTTTCGATCGAGCAGCGGTACAACCAGGTGGGCAAGGATTTCGCCACCAAGGTGTTCGGCCCGAACAGCATCCTGACCAAGGCGGCGGGCAAGTTGGGCACCTTCCTGTCGGGCGCGCAGTACGCGGGCGTCGGCACGGCGGCGACCGGCGTGCTGGGCACGAAGGGGTCGTCGCTCGGCGCGGCGATCGGTGGCGGCCTGGGCAAGTCGCTGCTCGGCGGATCCGACGGCCTGCTGGCCAAGGGGCTGGGCGCGATCTCGTCGAAGCTGGGCAGCTTCGCGGGGCCGCTCGGGTCGATCGCCGGCAGCGTCATCGGATCCGTCATCGGCGGCGCGCTCAAAAAGACGAAGAAGGCGAGCGCGACGATCACCAGCGTCGACGGCGATGCGTCGGTAAGCGGCAACAGCGCCTCGTACCGGGCGGCGGCCGGCGGCGCGGCGGGCAACGTCCAGTCGGGCATTGCGCGCATCGCCGAGGCGCTGGGCGGCAGCGCCGGCGGATTTGCGGTGTCGATCGGCACGCGAAAGAAGAACTTCGTGGTGGATCCGACCGGGCGCGGGCGGACCAAGGGCGCGGGCGTGCAGAGCTTCACCAGCGAGGAAGAGGCGGCGAACGCGGCCATCCTCGATGCGATCCGCGACGGCGCCGTGAAGGGGATCCGGGCGGGCGCGCAGCGGCTGATCGCGGCTGGTCGCGATCTGGACAAGCAGCTGCAGAAGGCCGTCGATTTCCAGAACGTGTTCCGCGAATTGAAGCAATACACCGATCCGGTCGGTGCGGCGCTCGACGATCTGAACCTGCAGTTCGATCGCCTCATCAACGTGTTCAACGAGGCGGGCGCCAGCGCGGAAGAGTTCGGTCAGCTGCAGCAGCTGTACGATCTCAAGCGTGCCGACGCGATCAAGAACGCCACGAACGACACCGTGTCGGCGCTGCAGGACTTCCTGACCGGGCTTAAGTCGGGCCCGGATAGCCCGCTCGGCCGCCGGACGGTCTACAACAACGCGCGGACCCAGGTGGATTCGTTCCGCGCCGATATCGCCGCCGGAAAGTCGGTCGACTCCGAGAAGCTGATCGACGCGCTGTCCAACTTCCAGGATGCGAGCGCCGCGCTGAACGGCTCGCGGCAGGAGTTCTACAGCGACTTCAACGATATCGTCGCGCTGGCGGAGAAGGCCAAGACGAACATCGAGGCGGGGCGGCCCACCGGCGGCACGCTGCCGGCGTCGCCGTTCGTCGATCCGGCCGTGCAGGCGTCGCTGGGCAACATCGATCAGAACGGCGCCGCGACCGTCGATGCGCTGGGCGATATCGCGTACCTGCTCCGCCAGCAGAACGGGGGCACGTCCGCCGATGGCAGTTCGCTGTCCTACCTGCCGAGCGGCGGCGGCGGGTACAACGGCGGCGGGCTCTACGGACAGAATGTCGCGTACCAGTGACGTGCTATAGGGGGCTTCCACCAAGGAGCCCCCGATGCGCGGAACGCTTGTCTCGATCGAAGCATGGAATCGCCGCACCAGCCAGCGCGTCCTGTTGCGCCTGGGCACGGCGCGCAATTCGGCCACGCTGGGCGCTGACGGCTTCGTCTGGGCACCCGCGCTGCGCCGCGCGCCGCGCATGCAGATGGAACTCATGGATGACGACCTGACGGGCACGGTCCGGGTCGGCCAGGGCGAGTTCGCCATCAAGACCACCGCGCTGGGCTATGGCGACCATGCGGATCTCGACTGGATCGGCGCGCCGGTCCGCGTCTACAGCGGCGACGGCCCGGTTCTGGCCAAGTTCGGGCGCGAGTTCGTGGGGCGGATCACCGGCGGCGTGCCGAACGCGGACAACGGCATCGCCGCGCTGGCGTTCGAGGCGGACCGGTCGATCGTCGACGTGCCGCTGCTGACGGCCGCCTATACCGGCGGCGGGCTGGCCGAGGGGGATCCCGAACTGCGGGGCACGTTCAAGCCGGCGGGGTTCGGTTCGCCGATCAACGTCCCGCCCGTGCTGGTCAATTCGGTGCTGTCGATCTTCCAGGTGGACGCGTACAGCAACCTCCAGTCGATCGCCGGCGTCTACGAGGATCTGGGATCGCTGGGCCCGAGCATCGGCAACTATGCCAGCTACGCCGCGCTGGCCGCCGCCGCGATCCCCGAAGGCCAGTGGGCGACCTGCCTTGCCGAGGGTCTGTTCCGGCTCGGCGCCACGCCCACCGGGACGATCACATGCGACCCGGTCTGCGGGTTCGGTCTGCCCGGCACGATGGCGGTGCGCTGGCTCCAGCTTCACGCGGCGGTGCCGCTGCCCCGGATCCGCACCAGCGACTTCGACGCGCTGACGGCCGCCGTTCAGGCCGTCGTGGGCGCGCCGCCGGTGGTCGACTTCTGGACGACTGACCCCGGCAACGTCCTCGATTTGCTGCAGCGCCTGTGCGCCAGCTGCAATGCGGTGCCGCTGCTGCTGCTCGACGGATCGGTGGGCGTGTCGCGCATCTTCGGCGGCGCCACCGCGATCACGATGCAACGACAGGGCGGGGATCCCCCCGTCACCGCGTGGCAGTCGAGCGATCCGCCGGCGCCGTGGTGGCGCATGCGCATGACGGCCGCCCGGTCCTGGTACGTGAACTCTCCATCCGACATCGATTACGAAGACGACCTGCGAGACCAGGGCGATTACCGCGCTGGCGAAACGTATAGGCAGGGCAACATCGTGCGCGGATCGGATGGTGCGCGCTATCTCTTCATCAACGCGACGCCGACCGCCAACGTCCCGCCGCCGAACGCCGCTTATTGGGAGCTGTACGAGGACGCGCCCGACGCCACCACGATCCGGTACACCAGCGGCGCGAGCCTGCAGGACAAGGAGCCGCAGGAGGCCGGCGCCAACCAGACCGAGACGCGCACGTCGCTCTACGTGAACGGGCAGGGCCCGGGCGCCACCGCCAACGCCGACCAGGTGCTGAACAACAGCAACTCGGGCACGGTGCTGCGCATCCCCCGACCAGTCAACGGCGCGCTGGCGGCCGATATCCCGAGCGTGACGGGCGCGATCAAGATCCGCCTGCCGCAAGGCTTCACGAACACGATGATGCGGTTCAACGTCGAGATCTACGACTACAGCGGCAACGTCTCCGCCACGTACACGATCGCGGGCTACAACTACGAAGCGCTGGTCTGGTACAACGCGGGCGCCCAGATGGTCGGTGCCGACGCCTTCCGGCGGCCGGTACGATTCGGCCGAGACGACGCTGGATACGCCTGCATCTGGATCGGCGATCCCGACGCGGTCTGGGCCTATCCCAAGATCCAGGTGACGAACTTCCAGGCGGGCTACAGCAACTTCTCCGAGGCACAGTGGGCGACGGGCTGGGCGCTGTCCTTCGACGCGGCGGCTGCGCAGAACGTGACCGCCGGCGTCGCCGTGCCTCATTCCGGCGAGGCGCGCTTCGGCATCAACCTGCTGGAGGGACCTGGTCTCGCGGCCACGCTCAACGCTTTCAAGACGGCGCTCGGCACGGCGCGCTTTTTGTTCGAGCAGGGCGCGCTGGCGACCATGGGCGCCGTACCCTACGGCAACACCTTCCTGACCGGCCTGCCGCTCGCCATTCGCCCGGACGCGTTCTTCCCGTCCGGCTATATGTATTCGAGCGTCATCTATCACAACGCGGGCGCGAAGAACCTCAACGAATACTTCCCCGAGGACGTTGGCTCGAACCGAACCGAAACGCGGACCGCTCGATATTTCGAGGGGCAAGGCGCGCTCTCGCTGCTGTCGTCGCTGTCATACGGCTCGCCTCTGCTAACCGGGTTCAACACCCTCGCAACGCTCGATCGAGTGAAGCTGGGATCGAACGGCGGCATGGTGGACGAAGCGGACAGCTACTGGCTAACCAGCGGCGCGGTGGTGACGGGCCAGGGCACCGCGCTCTACCTCTACAACCAGTCCTATCTCGCGACGGCCTATCCCGATCGGCTCAAGGGAAATCCACGCTTCGGCGACGCTTATCTGAACGCCGAGTTGATCGCGTACACCGATCCGGCCGGAAACACGATGCAGGGGCTAAAGCCGGGCGAGGCAGGTGCCAACGTCACCGAGAACCGCACCGCGCAATACGTGTCGGGGCAGGGCACGCTCGCGACACAGAACAACGTCGACTACCGCAACCAGATCGGGTTCCTGCCGACCGCGCTATTGCCGACGTCGCTTTACGCCGGCCAGTATATTGCCTCCACGGCCGTGTATTACGAGGCGACGAACGTCACCGTGGCGTCGCTCCGCCCGGGCGAGGGCGGCGCCAACATCACCGAGACCCGCACCGCCCTGTTCCTCTATCAGCAGGGCGTGCTGGCCACGCGCGACAATGTGGGCACGGCGCAGATCGCCCCGAACGCGGTCTCGAACTTCAACAGCACGCCGTTCAGCATCCCGCCGACCGACGCTGGCGAGATCAGTCAGACGGGCCCGATCGTCTCGTTGACCACCGTGGGCGCGCGCGTAAAGGTAGACGTGAGCGTTGACACGAACAAAACGGGCACCGGCACAAACATCGGCTATGTCGCCCTCATGCTCTACGACGTGAACGGCGTCTTTCAGGGATATCTCGGCCGCCCGGTCAAGTCGCTAAACGTGGTGGACGGGCCGCCGCTGTATTATCCAACCTATCCCACGCTGCCGGCCGGCACTTGGCAGGTCGGTGTCGAACTGCGGAATGAGAGCGGCAAGGGGTCGAACGGCTGGAGGCTCGACAACGGCTTCGTGTCGATGGAAGAAACGCGGCGCTGATCGTCAGCCGTACCGCACCAAGGAGAAGGCGATGCTCTATCACGAGACCCTGAACGAAACCCTGCCGGCGCTGCAGGACGCGATCATGGAGGGCGAGAAGATGCCCGATCATATCCGTGATCGAATCCGCAAGCAGACGTTCGAGCTGACCAGCTTCGGTGAGACGCTGCAGCAGATCTACGACGTGCCCGTGGCGCGCGGCGGCCAGGAGACGATCGGTCCTATTCTGGCACAGGCGGCGGCGGCGGGGCTGGACGTGTTCTGCCGCTCGGGCTTCCTCGATATCGGCAAGCCGGACGCCACCGGAACGCGGCCAGCGTATCGGATGCGCGCCGCGCTGCTGCGGGATGCGGGCGAACCGCCCGTTGAAGGCAACCCATGGCCGGATCCGTCGGAGGATCCCGAGCGGCGCCCCTTCCCACCCGAGCAGCCCGCCACGGCGGCGCCACCGCCTGCCCCTACCGGGGGATGACCCCACGCGGCGCCGGCGCTATGCGACGTCGGCGCCGCAGCAGGCGGCGTCTCGAACAGGAGGCAAGGGTGGCGGATCTTCAAGAGGACTGCAACGCGATCGGGCAGGCGGTGCGCGATCTGGAGGAAATGGCGCAGGCGCTTGGTGACGAAGAGATCGTTGCGGCGGCGACCAACCTGCACGAGGCGCTGGCCAACGGGTTCCGCGACCACATCCGCCCGCAGCATCCCGAACTCGACTGGAACGCGATCGCGGGCAACGGCGCGGCGCGTGCGGGCTCGACGGCGGAGTCGGGCACCAAGCACGAGCCCAAGTAGCGCACGGGCGCGACGGCATGGCCTGGAGCTGGACCATTCTCTACGGGGCGCTGGCGCTGATGGCGCTCCGCTTCGCGTGGCGCTTCCCATGCCGTCGCATCGCCTGGGCTCTGCTGGCCAACGTCATCTTCTGCGCGCTGGTCGCGTTGGTGGTGCCCGGCGGCGACACGGCGGCGGGTTCAGCTGCGGCGAACGCGGTGGCGGAGATCGGTATCGCGACGACGGCGGCCTGGTCGATCCGCGATTGCCGGATGGTCGGCATGACGACCCTGCTGCTCTCGCTGCTGTCCATTCTGTCGACGGCCGCCTTTGCCGCGCGCGCCGACGAGGCCGTCCTGAACTTCTACGAAGAGCTGACGAATGTGATATTCGTCCTGCAATGCTTCACCACCATCTTCGCGGCGCTCTGGCGTGTCCTGGGCGATAGCGCGGCTCGCCGCCGGCGCTGGCGTTCTCATCGTCGGCATGCTTCTAACGCACGCCGTCGTCTGGGGGTGGCGGCCGGGCAACACACGGCACAGGACCGTCGCCCAGGCGTTCCCCCCGCAGGATAATTCGCCTATGCCGCCAGAGGGGTAGCTTGGTGCCTCACAGCGGAGTTCTCGATGTCCGACCGGTTGCTCATCGAGATCATCACGACGCTTCGTGTTGGCGTGGCCACCAGCTGGGCCATCATCACCGCCATCGGCTTCTGCGCCTTCGTCCGCCTCATCGCGCAATGCGCCCGACCTGGGGATCTGCGCTGGGCATCGTCCATGATGATCGGCATCGGCCTGTTGATCTTCCAGTGGCGCGCGCTGGCCGACTATACCCCATCGGTGCCTGACCCGTTCGCGGCGATCGCGCTGTTCAGCTTCTTCGTTTCAGGCATCGTCACCCTCTACGTGCGCTATTCCAACGCACCGGAGGGGCACGAGCGCGCGGCCGTTCTGTCGCACGCGGGCATGATCGTGATGCTGCTCGGCGCCGGCCTGCTGTCGTCGTGACAAGGTGCCGCTTCTCCTAGACCTGTTGCGCGTCGCGATCCCTTGGATCGTTGGGACGCTGTCTCTCGCTGCTGGCTTGATCGCGGCATACGGTCGCGAGCGCCATGAAGGCCGTCTGCCGTCGAGCAGCTGGTGGGTCACGCGGTTGTGCGTCATGCCCTTCCTCGCGATCGTCGTCGTCTTCGCGGCCGATCAGTTCAGCCTGACCCGGCAGCAGTACGCGCTGCTCGCCGCGCTCCTGTCGCTGTCCGGCTATGAGGCGGTGCGCATCATCATCGACCGCGCGCAGCGGCGCGGGACGGCGCTGGTCGACTCCATCATCCCGGCGACGGCGAAGCCCTATGCGTCGAAGATCGAGACCGACGGTGCGGGCCATCCGGTGGCGCGTTTGATGGTCTACGATCCCGAGCATCCCCGCAGCGCCGGCGTTGGTGACGCGCTGCGCAGCGGGTATAGTGGCGCGGTGCAGGACGAATTGCCCGTCGACCAGACCGACCTGCTGGGCGAGATCGACAAGAGGACGACCGATGCCGACCGCGACGCCAGCTAGGATCCGCCGCTGCAACCGTGAGGCGCAGTTCGCTGTCGCGCAGAACGTGGCGGTGCTGGCGGCGCGGCCCGACGCGCGGCCGGTCGGCGGCGACAGCTTCACGATCGACTCCTTTTTCAGCAACGTCGCCCACGCGCAGGCGATGCTGACCGAGAAGTTCACGGTGCTGTCCAGCGCGCGTCGGGTAGAGGCGGCGGAGAGCGCCACGCCGCTGCGCCTGGGCATCGACGTCGCGCTCTCGCCCACGCTGCCGCGCGCCCGGATGGTCGACTCCACGCGCGGGCTCGACCGGGTGATGATCGTGAAGAGCCTCGCGGTCGATCTGGAGACCGATCGCAACAGCCTTGAGGCGATCGGCTGATGGCCGCGCCGACGCTCGCCTACTTTGGTAGCGACTCGCAGAACCTGTCGCTCCAGCTGACGAACAACGACGGGGTCACGCGCGCCTTCGACATCGAGTTCAACCGGTCGCGCGACTTTGCATCCGACGACAGCATTTTCCGGCGCATCAACGAGGTGGCCGGCGCTGGCCCAGGTTTCGTGACCGGCGGCTTCCCGAGCGACACGGAATGGTGGGTGCGTGCCATCAACACCGCCGATGGCGCGGTCTCCGCCCCGATCCTCGCCGCGACACAACCAAGCTACGCCTCGACCAGCTATGCCGGCTTCTCGATCGACAAGGCCATGGCGGTGGTGCCGACCGCCATCAACAACATGGGCACGGTGCTGCAGAACACGATCGCGGGCTATCCCGTGACCAACCTGCTCCTGGAAAGCCCGGCGGCGGTGACGCGGTTTCCGGGCGGGTCCGCTGGCGTGTCCTTTATGACGTCGGGCGCTCCGATCGACACGTTCGCTCTGCTGGGCACCATGATGGGCGACGACGCCACGATGAACATCGTCGGCTATCGTGACAACTTCGGGCAGGCGCTGGTCTACGACAGCACCGGCCAGCCCTTCCGTGCGTCACCCGGTATCGGCCGGCGGCCCTCCTACCATCTGCTCCACAAGATGCCCGTGCCGTCGACCGCGCGCTTCTGGATCATCTATTTCACGACGGCGGCGCCCCAGATGCTGATGCGCAACCTAGTCGTCGGGCTCGCGCGCCAGTCGATCAACCCGAGCCAGGGGTGGGGCCATGGTCTGAACGATATGGGCGCCGCCGCGCGATCGCGTTTCGGAGACCCCGACCGCGTGCTGGGATGGCGCGGACGAACGGTCGACTTCGACCTCTCCTGGTTGAAGGAGGAAGAATATCAGGCAAAGTGGGCGGACCTTCCGACCCTCGTCGGGAAGACGCAGCCGCTGCTGGTGGTGCCGAACAGCAAGCGGAATATCTGGCTGCAGGACCGAATCGGCTATGGCGTCATCACCGACTGGCGCGGGCAGAACATTCGGTCGTCGCGCTGGTCGGCGTCGTTCGCGATCGACAGCATCTACTAGAGCCGCAACGGGAACCGGCCGGCGGCGGGTTCGGGATCAAGCATCGCGGGCGGGGTGACGACGGGGACGGTGGACCTGTCTGGGGCCACCGCCCCGCCGGTCGGCGCACGGGCTGTCCGCTCGACGCGCCGGATATGCCAAAGGACTGTTCGCCTCACAAGGGGAGGCAAACCTTTTCCCTCACGCGCGTTCCGAGGCGGAGCGACGTGCCCGATCAATGGCCGCGTCCCGAGCGCGATTGAAAACGGAACCGAGCCGTCCATTGAAGGCGACGATATCGGCTATCTCCTGCTGCGTCGGCTGACGCGGAGTGCGCATCATCCCGATCTGACGACTGAACGCCTCTGTAGCCAGCCGTACCTCTCTGACCGCTATATCCACGGACCGGGATATGCTTCGGAACGCGGCACGCAGCTGGGCCTGCTGTGCCTGCGCCAGCTGCCGCATGAGGCGACGTGCGCGTTTCGCCTTCCGACGATCGCCGGTCTGCGCGGCGGCGATCTGCAGCCGGCGGGCCCGGCGGAAGCGGTCTTGATCTCTGGTCCTGACGGGCATCATTCCATCCTCATGCTGGAGCCGCCGATGAAGCCGGCCGGCTGTTGATCGCGAGCGTGCTGCTCACCGGCGGCAAATGCAGCGTCCCACGCCTGCTGCACCAGATTGGGGTTGCGGGCTGGATCACCACGGCGCGACTGCGCGCTCCACCATCGGTCGAACGCCTCGCGCGCCGGCGATTTCGTCGGGTCGACCTTGATCGGTCCGAGCGTGCGTGTGTCGATCGGCCTGCTCATGCGCGGCGCCGCCGCCGGCGGATTTGCGGCTCGGGCGGCTCGGGCGACGCCACCGATCCCGGCGGCGAGCGCAGTTCCTGACCGGGGTGGCCCGACGACGGCAGATCGTGGCGGCCCTCGTTGCGGTTCCAGGGCATGTCACCCACGGGTCGACTCCTTAGCCTGGGCGGCGGCGGTGGCGCCGTCGATGGTGGGGGTGAAGGCCGTCACTAGGATCGCGAGGATGTTGGCGGTCTCCTGCAGCAGATACAGGGTGCGGGCGTGTCGCCGTTCGAGATCATCGACGGAACCCACCTGGGCGGTGGCCTCGACGCGGCGCTGCTCCGCCAGATCTTCGCCCAACTGCGCGATGCGGAGCCGTAGGGGGTGTTCGGGCATCGTCAATCGTCCTTCCTCATGTGCGCCCGGGCGGCGCTGTTGTTCGTCCTGCCAGTCGGCAGGGGTTCTCGCATCGTCACCGCTCGGCGGGCGATAGCAAGCTGGGCACGGGCCAGCGCATTGGCGCGGGTCCGGTAGAGCGCGCGGCCGGCGGTCTCGTCGGGATCATCCATCACTCGTCGCCTGCCGGCGGCCAGACGCGAGATCGCACGATGATCGGCGTCCAGAACCGCCCTTCCCGACCGCATGTTGCGAGGCCAAGCCAGCGCCAGAAGCGCGATCGCTCGAACTCACACGTTCGCGAAATCGGCGTCGTGCCGATGATCGGACTGGACTGCGTCACGCCTCGCCGACACATCCAACCGCCACCGCTATGCTGCCGCCAGCTGTTCTCGCATGTGCGACAGGTGCAACCTTCATCGGGCATGATCGATGTTCCTGCGCTCGACGGTGAAGGTCAGCACCAGCACGTTGGGCTGGCTCGCCCAGGCGACGTCGCCTTTGTGCAGGCTGTTCCAGAGACCCGCATAGCTGGCGCGCGGGTCGGTACGGCGCGGCCAGTTCGGCTCGCCGGTTGCGTTCCACGCCTCCAGCTCGGGATCCCATGTCAGCCCCTCCGCGATGGCGTCCTTCTCGCTGATCGCCTGCAGCGGCTCAATCCGCGCATCCGTGACGATCAGCGTCATGCGCGATCCCCATCGAGGCATGTGCATCGCCTGCCGCCGCCTGCCCGGCTTCCACCCGTCGCGGCTCTGCGCTGCCCATTCGCCGCGCTTGGCGCTGTCCGCATTATACAGCATGGGACAGGCATCGGCCCGACCGTAGACCGACGCGCTCCAGAGCGATCCCAGGATGGCGGGGCTGCGGTCATCGTGCATCTGCATGGTCCGCCACGCTTCGCGCACGTAGAGGCGATCGCCGGCCTTGGCCGCGCGGAGCGGACTATGAGCGAGCCGGCGCGTCTGTGTCTTCCGACCGGCCAGCAGCGCGCGCACCATGGGCGCCGAGAAGAGGATGCCGCGATCAGTCATCGCCGCCCCCGTGAAAGCGATCGACGTGCCGCGCCATATCGGCAGGCAGCACCAGCAGCCGGCACGTCGAGCAGGCGATGCGGCGAGCGTTCTGCCGGGCGATGCGGCCGGCGGCGGCGCCCATTGCGAGGGTGGCGGGGCTGTTCCAGATCAGCGTCGATCCAGGGCGGGTCATGTTCTGTCGGTGTCGGGTCATCAGATCACTTCTCCATCAAGCCAGAAGGTGGTCGGGTTGCGGCGAGCCAGGATCCAGCGTGCGTGCGCGAGATCGGCGGCGGTGAACGTCACGACCTTGAAGCCGGCGCAGCTGGTCACGGTGGCGCCGACGGAAGCCAGATCATCCTCGGTCAGCAATTCGAGCATGTCGCCGTAGACCTGGACCGGTCGACAATCGCCAGCGCGCCAGCGATCCATCATCTGGATGGCGGCGAGGTACGACTTGCCCGCCTGCCGGCCGCCGCCGAAGACGGTCATGCGCAACCGCCCTTGATCTGGTAGCGGGACACGACGAACCCCTTGGCCTCGTCGCCCCGCTCGAAATCGCGGCGCCAGAACCGGCGGCGGCTGCAGTCGACGCACTCCCACGCCTTGCCGCGATCGTACCCGTCGAGGTGAGCCCACCGATGCTCGCACGCCTGGTCGCCGCCTCGATGGAAGAAGTGCCCGCGCACGCCGTGCCGCTTCGGGCTGTTCCGATCGCCCGTCGCATAGCTGCGGTGCAGATCGGCGGGGTTGTCGAGCGACAGCGTAATGGTGCGGCGGGCGACGAAGGTGGTCGGTCGACCGTTGCGGAATGACCGGCGGCGCTCGGTCGGCGCGCTGATGTGGATCCCGCGCTTCTGGTTCAGGAACAGCAGCACCGCGTCGAGCGCGAAGGAATAGGTGCCGATCTGGGCTCGCAGCGTCTCGTCGTCGGGCATCGAATCGTCGAGCCGGATCAGCGTGCGCGCGCCCTCGTCGCGACTGTCAGTGGACACGTACCAGCCGGGCACGGGCATGATCTGGCCGCTGGCGGTGTTGCGCAGCACGAGAGCGAACGTCTTGGCGATCCCGTCGCGTTCCTGGATCAGCAGCAGGCTCTCCCGGTCCGCGTCGAAGGTCGCGCGCGTCGGCAGGCTGATGGTCATGGTCGGGAACGGCAGCTTCGCGAACTCGCGCAGGTCGACGATCAGGGGGGAGTGATGCTCCACCATGTCGACCACGCGGCGGCCGGCGTCCTCGTCCAGGATGAAATGCTCGGCATGCGCGAGCAGGCGCCGGACCCGGTCGACGCCCAGCACCTTCGCGCGCTCGGGCCGGGCGGACAGATCGTCCAGCACCGACCCGATCGGATGCCTGCTCGGGAAATCGGCCGAGGACACGCCGGCGGCGCGCGCCTCCGCCTGTCGGAGCCGGATATTGGCCAGGGCCCGCTCGGTGCTGTCGCTGCCGGCGTACACGTTGTCGACGCCGCTCATCGCAGCGTCACCGGATAGAACCGCCGCACGAACTCGTCATAGGGCAGCGTCATCGCGTCAAGAGCGCTGTGGAACATGCTGATTCTCACGTCGACCGTCAGGAAGCGGCGTCGCGCAACCTGATAGCTAAACGGCAGCGACCAGCTCCGCCGCGTGTTGCGGATGCGGTCGTGTACGCGGGCGAAACCGGGGTGGTAGGCCTCGGTGGAGCGCGACCGTGCATCCCAGCGGATGAGCGCGTCGCGGCCGGCGGTGAAGCCCTTCATGCTCGCGCCCTCTCGCATGACGGGTGTCCGCAGTCGGCCACGCCGCACTCGTCCTGCCACTGATGCTCGCGCCAGTCGTGCCGACCGGCCAGCAGGCGCACGCGCTCGCCGTCGGTCAGTTCGGGCTGATGGAAGAGATAGCCCGGTCCCACCGGCGGCGGCGCGCCCGGCTCCAGAAGCGCGAAGTCGTGGATCATGGTGAAGATGCCCCCCACGCCCTCTCCCGATCGCGATGCGCTACGCCAGACGCTCCAGCCCTCCCCCCGTTCCAGCGCCATGCGCATCCACCGCTCGGTCTCCCGGTTCAGCTTGGCGATCATGGCCGCCGACTGTTCCATCTGGAAATTGAGCGTGAAGCCGGGCGAGGCGGCCAGCGCCGGGATATCGTAGCG